AGTCCGTTGGACATGGTCATCCCTCTACTGGTGAATGTTGGTCGTCGCGGCCACCGGCGGCACCGAGTCGGTGGTGCTTTGCACTTCGGCGGACAACAGGTTGAGGACCGGATAGGTCCGAGTGATCTTGCGGCGCAGGGTCAGCGTCAGGTCGTATCGCCGATTCCACTGCTGGTTGATGAGTGCCGGCGCCGCCTGGATTTCGCTCGCTCTGACGAACTTCATACCGCTCGCCGCCAGCTGATCGCTGTTCTGCGGGATGGACATGCCGTCGACCAAGCGCTGGGCGTATCCCTTCGCCGCCGGCCCGTAGAACGAGCACAGCAGCTCTATCTCCTGGTGCCGGATGTAGGCGTCGCTGCCGTCGCCGTCACCGTCATGCTGGATGTCAGGGCTGGCGTCGTTCGCTTGCCTCGGGATACCCATCGCACACCAGTTCTCGGTCGGTTCGGGCTGCTTCGGCACCGTCGGCTGCCATCGCGGGCGGACCATGGCGCCGGGTAGGCCCGTAACGCCGGCGACCAGTCCCTGCAGTAGGTTGTCGAGCTCGTCGTCTTCTGGCGGCACCGGCGCCGTCGGCGCAAGGTAGCCGCCGGTGGCGCTGGTGTTTGCCATGGATTACCCCGAGAGCGGTTTCAGATCGCAGACAGCGGCCGCAAAGCCGCGCCCGAAGTGGCTGTAGTCGTTGACGCTGACCACGGTATAAGTCCGGCCTTGCCAGATCACCTCGTCGGCATCCTGGCCGGGGCTACCATCCTTCAGCCGAAACGGCGTGTGCAGCGTGATCGATCCAGTGATGATGCTGCCGTCCGAGCCGCGCTGCAGGATGTCCCCCTTGTCGCTGGTGACCACGGCGGCAAACGGCGAAGCCGTGGCCGTGTTCTGTGCGCGGCCGTGCTCGTCGATCGTCTGCGCCATCCGGTTGCACACCAGGCCGGTGTCCATGAAATCGGGATCGAGCAGCACGTCGACGACGTCGAGTTGTGCCATGTGCTATTTCCGTTTGCGAAGTACGTAGGTGATCGAGTTGCGGTACTGCGCGGTGTCGACCAGAGGCTTGGCCAGCTCGGTGCTGGGTTGCTGGCCAGCGGCGCGGGATGCCAGCTCTTCCTTCGCCCCTTTCCTGCCGCGCCGCGCGCGGTTGCGCAGCGTGGCCTCGCTCAGCGCCGGGCCGATGCCGCTGTTGATCAGCGCTCGAACCGAGGACTGTGCAGCAAGGCCGGCCATGCTCATCCGCCGCTTTGCGCCGTCAAGATCGCCGTCCAGCGCCGCCTCGACACCCTTCTGCAGTTGCGGCAGAGTCTTCGGCTGCGCGGCGGCGACGCCGGGCACCAGGTGGGGACGCGCGGGGAGATTGATCTCCGGCGCCCCGTTCTCCTGGATGTATCCGATCTCCGCGTTGCTGAGGGGCGCGCCATCATCCTTGCGGCCGGCAGTGCTGTCTGGCACCCCGACAAGGACTTGCTGGTCGACCAAGCCGTTGATGGACTGAAGCACCTGCTTCAGCCTATCCACCTTCATGTAGCCCATGGGATCTCCCGATGGGCTGGCGCGGCTACAGTTGCATGCCGCCGGCGCCCATCATTCTGGCGAGAGTCAGGAACCGGACACCGTAGGTCGTCAGGTTCCACATACCGGCGTCGTCAATGGTCGCCGCGCCCGTGTCATAGCTGGCGCTGACCTTGTCGACTGCCTTGGAAGAAAGCGGGCCGGTGACCTGGCCCGGAATGCCGCCGACTTCGGCTGTCGCCTCGTCCCGTCGAGCGAGAACGAGGAAGTGCGCCGCACAAAGCTCAATGCCCTGATCGGTCAGCACGCCCCATCGGCAGGGGTTCACCAATGACGTCGCAATGGTCAGCTGGAACGCGATCGACGCGTCCGAGTACTTCGTATCGTCGTCGAATTCCGGGAAATCGGATCTGAACTGTTCTGGCGTCATAGGTGGTTGGCTGATGCCCCTTGCGAGGCATCATACCCCCGTTACTTCTTGCCGGTTTGCTTGGCTGCTGCGTCAGCCGCAGGCTTCTCAGCAGTGGCGAGTGCCTGCTCGCGTTGGGCCAGCGCGGCTTCCCGTTCGTCCAGCGCTTCCGCGCGGGTGTTCAGGTCGGCTTCGCGCTGGTAGACGGCCTTCTCGCGCTCGCCGAGCGTGCCGGCGCGCACGTCCAGAGAGTCCTGAAGCTCCTTCAGTTCCTGGGCCTTGCCTTCCAGGAACTCGCCGGCGGCATCCAGTGCCGCGCGCTGTTCCGCTAGCTCAGCGTCCGCTTCGGGACTGACCGGCGGTGTATCGCCAGTGTGCGCCCGCACGAACCAGTGCTTGGCGATTTCGTCCGCGACCTGATGGTTGCCCACCGGGAACTCGTGCTTCTGTCCGGCGTGGCGCAGGTTGAACGCCTTCTTGACGTAGATAGTCGCCATGTTGTTCTCCCTTACACGCCGTCGCGATACGCGATGGTCTCGGGGTAGACCACTTCGACCACGCCGACACGACCGAAGTACGTCGTGATCTGGTTGATGCCGCGGTATTCGATCGGCGTACGCTGCAACGGAACGAGCGGGAACCGCACGCGGCTCTTTTCCTTGGTATAGGCCGTCATGCGGTTCGTCGCCGATGCGCCACGTCCCGTCAGCCATTTCGAAGGGAAGATTTCCAGCGGGCGACCGTTCAGGCCGTTGGCGATGCTGTTTTCCATGAGATACCGCAATACGCTCATGTTGCCGGCATCGCTGACCTTACGCTGCACCAGTCGAGACCAGTTCGTAGGGTCCAGAAGCAGGCGGTCCGGGCAGACGGCATAGGCAGCGGCGCTCCACGCGCTATCCAGCAGCTCGTTGACGTCGTCGAGCATCTGGTCCGGCGTTGCCGTGGCCCAGTTGCCGGTGTCGGCGTTCGAAACGTTGGTCACCGCGACGTTATTCACCAGGCCGGTCACGCCCAGATCGGCGTCGCCGATGTAGACCTGCTCGTCAACGTCCATGTTGTGCTTGAGCTGCATGGCCTCGTACTTCTGCTGGTCTACGGGGCGGCCGAGCTGCTGTGCAGCCATCAGTTCCGGCAGCGTCCAGCCAAGTTCCATGCCCCACATCGTCAGCGGATTCGGCGTCTTTCCGATATCCAGCGCGATGCCGCGAATCGCCGTCGATTCCTTGCCGATCCAGTTCTTGCCGGTCGGAGAAGGTCCGCCAGCGGCGGCAAACGACGAGTTGGTGAACGACGACACATCGTCGGTGATGGAAACGTCTTCGCGCAGATCGATATCGCGCGACCACGTGACCGACGCCAGCGGCATGTGCAGCGTCTGGTCCAGGCGTTCCAGCTCGCCCACCAGGAACACGCCCGTGCTATCGCGCGTGCGCGCATCGAAGGTCATCATGGCGTCGCGCGTGCGCGCACGGATGATCGCTGGGGCGTTGACCATCGTGGTCGCAGCAGCCGCAGCCACGCGCGGGAGGATGATTTTGCTCATTCTGGGTGACCCCCTTAGATGTTGTATTCGATTTCGACGTTGCCGTTGGCATCGCCGGCGCTCGTGAAGAACGCGCCCGGAATGACGACGGTGTTGGTGCTATCCGCTGCCGCTTCGACACCACCGATCGGCTTGCCCGCCGCGGCTGCCGCGACGCGCATGTACACGAGACCACGGTCAGCCGGCGTGCCGGCGTTGTTCTTCACCGTCATGTAGCCGCGTCGCATCTGGTCACCAATCCCGGATGCCGGCGGCGTGGCCGTTCCGAGCGGGTCAGATGCGGCGCCGCCAGTTGTGGGATACGGACGCACGTACCAGCCGATGACGACCGACGCAGCGTCGCCGGCCGCAATGGGGCGCAGCTTTCCGTTCACCTTCTTGGCGGGCACGCCATAGGATGGGAAAGGAAACGCCGAATCGAGCGTTGCGGGCTCTACCGTGGACGCCGAGCGGCGCGAGATATCCCCGGGAATGCCCGAGGCCATGCGGAACAGGATTGCGTTGCCCATGTGGGACTCCTTATTTAGCGGCGGACCGGTCGGCCCAGAACTTGCGATTGGCGGCGTTGATGTCGGAAATGCTCAGCGGCGTCCCGAAATCGTGGGTCTTCGCCACGCTGTCGTGCGCGCGGCCGTTGTTCTGCGCCTTGATGACCTCGCTGGCTGCCATGAAAGTCGCATGCACCATGCCGGCTGGCATCGTGGCGAAATCCGCCTTCAGCCCGCCCAAAAGCGGCTCGATTGCGGCCTTGCCTGCATCGGTTTGATAGGCGACGTCGAGCGCCTTGCGCTGGCATTTGCAGAGTGCAGCGGCGCGGTCCTTGGTCTGCAGTGAACCGTCCATGGTCGGCAGCTTGATGCCAGGGGCAAGGATCTCGGCACGAGACGGGATGCTTGTAGCGGAGTCTCCGGTGTACAGCTCGACCTCGGACTGGTTCAGCTTGGGGGCAGTCAACGGCTCGGTGAGGTCACCCTCGTCACCGGTCTTTCCTTCCTTCTCCTTGGCTTCGCGCGCCTTGCGCTCTTCCTCCGATTCCTCGTCGCGGGCCTCGAGCTTGGCCAGACGGGAATCGAGAGCCTTGACCGTCTTCAGGATCTGGCTCAAGGCGTCACCCGTCTTGGCTTCCTTGTCTTTGGCCTCCCGCGCTTCGCGCTCCTCCTCCGACTCTTCGTCGTTGGCCTTGGCCTCTTCCAGTGCCTCGGCCATGGCTGCCTCATCTCCCGCCTTGAACGCGGTCATGATGCGGTCCCACACGGTGCGCTTGCCCTTGGGCTTGCTGTCAAATTTCTTCATGTCTTCGGGTTCCTTATCGCCGATCGCGCAGCGCGGGCCACACCGGCCGCGCTCGACGAGGGCTACGTGGTTGACAACGATGTTCCGCTGTACCCCGCGGCCGGGTGATACCTGTTCGTAGTCGGCCTCATAGCCGAGGCTGACTTCTTCGATTTCGTCTTCCTGCACCGCCTTGATAGAGGCGGGATGCTTGATCAGCAGGTCCGCCACCAGCAGGTCGTCGGCCAGGCCCGTGCCACGGCGCGGGTTCAGCATCACGCCCTGGGTGAGCATTGCGAAATTGGACGGCTGAACGAAGTCGTCGGGATGATCGAGCGTGACGTCCTTGCCCATGCAACTGGCCTGCGTCGCATCGCGGAACACTTCCTCGGCCGTCCGGCTGATGCGGATCAGGCCGTCGGGGCCAGGGTCCACGGGCACTTCGCCGGGCCCGTACAGCATCTCGCCAGTCCGCGCGACGGGCACTTCCTCGCACAGCAGGAAGCCTTCCGGCGTCAGCGACCGCTTGGGCCCGAGCTTTTGAACGGTGAAGAAACGCATGTCAAAGGTCCAGCAGGATCTCTCAGACGGCCATGACAAGCCCGGCTGCGACGGTGGGGAAAATGATCAGCGCGCAGACGATCAGCGCCGTGGAGACAGTCGCGGTCATGTCAGTCCTCAGGAATCACGGGTTCGGGGTAGCAGCGACAGCCGTAGATGCAGCCGGCGTGCGCCCTACGCCCTGTTCGTTTGTCCGCTATGGGCGGCTGGTCCCACGGGATGAACTGCCCTTCAAGCTCGCGGTGGTCTTCTCGCACATCACCGTCGCCGGCGGTCCGCCAGAAATAGCCGGGCGAGCCCACATGCAGCGCACGCGCCTCGGTCAACGTAGACGCGGTGCGCGCCACCTCGGTCCGCGCAATCAGGTCCGCGCGGCTCTTGGCCACGTCGCCCGATGCCTGGATGGCCTTCGATATCTCCGACGCCCTGGTGCTGTCCTCGATGCCCTCGATGCCCTCGATGGTCAGCTTGTGCACGCGGTACGCGGCATCGAGCGGGATCGACTTGATCAGCGTCACCTGCTCGGCCATCAGGGCCTGCATGGTGGCGCCGGTGGGCGCGGTCCGAATCTCCTGACGCAGCGCGCGGGACAGTTCTGCCGCGTTCTGCATCCAGGCCGACTCATCTCGCCGGTTCACCTCGGTCAGCATCTCGGCCGCCGTGCGCTCGGCCCACGGCGTCAACGCCTCGGCATACCGTTGCAGCAACTGCTCAATCGTCGGCAGGACGCCGGGATCGCCAGGCGGAAATCCATTTACCAATACGCCCACCTGCTGCGCGACCTGTCGGAGCTGCGTCCGATACACCCTTTCCGGTCCGCTTGTCCT